GCAGGCGAAAATCTTCAGTACCTACACTTCCCGCATTACCTACGGCAGCTCGGATAAGGCCACTGAGGAGGTCGAGAAGACCACGAAGAAACTGGGCACTCATACCACTATCAGGAACTGTGAAGTACCAGTCGGTTGCGCCCTGCACCAGTGGAAAAGGGGCAAGGAATACAGGAGGTTAATCATGGCCCCTCCCGGCTACCTGCTCTGCGAGTTCGACTTTGCCGGCCAGGAGTTCAGGTGGATGGCCGTAGCCTCTGGAGATGAGACCATGCTCTCTCTCTGCGCTCCCGGCGAGGACGCGCATGGCTACATGGGGGCGAGAGTAGCATCCTGTGATTATCGAGAACTGGTGGCTTTGGTCAAGGCCGGAGATGCCGATGCAGCGTTCAAACGCAAGGCCGGAAAATTCTGCAACCTGAGCTACCAGTATCGAGTATCGGCCAGGACTGCCACGGTAAAGGCTCGGGTTGAGTATGAACTTGATGTCGATGAGATATTCATTAAGCAGACCCAGAGCATCTACCGGCAGGCCTATGTCGGCGTCGGTGGACATCCAGGCCAGCGCAACGGCGGCTATTGGGGCAGGCAGATTGAGAAATGCAAACGCCTGGGCTTTGCTGAGACCTACGCAGGCCGTAGGGTGCAGTTGGTGGGGAACTGGGCAGGCAAGGAGGCATGGCCGCTGGAGAGTACGGCGATCAACTACCCAATCCAAGGCACCGGCGGAGATCAGAAGTACCTGGCCTTGGCAGTGGCTCGCAACCTGCTGCCGCAGTTCTCAGGGTACCTGTACTATGAGTTGCACGACGGCTTGTTTTTCATCTTCCCGCAGGACAAGGCCCTGCAGGCCTCGGAGGTGTTCCTCGACAAACTGTCGAACCTGCCATACAAGCAGGCCTGGGGCTGTGACCTGCCGATCAAGTTCCCGGTAGACGCCAAGATCGGCGGCTCGTGGGGCGATCTGGTGGACTTGGAGAAGTTCAGGAAATAAAAGTAAACCGCGCAACAAATAGTTCTTGCAATACCTTGTCAATCAGTTTACAGTTAATCGTGCCTTCCTAGATACCCTCGCAGGGTTGGGCTCCTCCGGCCGTCTGCGAGGGTGTCACTTTACAAAGGGGACGACTATGAAAGTTCATGAAGTGATAGCCGCACTGCAGAACTACCCGATGGATGCAGATGTTTTCTGCATGGGGGAAGTATCAGAGTGGGGGTTCAATGGTGAGTATTCCGAAGAGGAAACTTTTTGCGTTGAGCGGAAGGTTTCAACTGTGGAGCGGTTCGACAGTCCGTACTCAGGAGAACTTTGCGCCAAAATTTGTTAAAGGAGAAGAGATGAAGATACAAGAGCGGTGGAAGTGGGCGGCGATGGACTCAGATGAAAAGTGGCACTTATATGAAGCACGTCCAAAGAAACACGCAGATGAGTGGAGACCTCCTTCCCTTCCACTTGCTGGGAAATATACATCGGTCCCAAACGGACTCTTCAGCGACGCTCCTCAGTGTGACTGGCAGAACTCCCTCCACCAGATCATCGATGGCGAGATGGTCAAATACTGTGATGCTCCCGAGCCCCCCGCAGTCACCCGCGCCCGGGAGATCCTTGAAGAGTGTGGGATCGTCGATGTGCAGGGCACGCCGGTCGAGCAGCTGAGGCCGTTGGTGGAGTTGGTTAAACGGATGCACGACTTGGAAAAGCTGTGCGGGCTGAGGACGAGAAAACCTGATGCCGCAATCACTATAAAAGTAGGGAAGGACGGTCAATCGGCCAGTACAGTGTTCAATAAGGATATGCTCCTACCTAACGGAGAGTCTACGTTTCACTGCTACCTGGTGCCCAAATGACCGCCCCACTTACCCAGGAACGCGTCAGGGAACTGTTTGATTACCGGGAAGACGGCGTACTGGTGTGGAAAGTTCGCCCCAGTAATAACACGCAAGCAGGAGATGTTGCGGGAGTGATGGGATCGAAGGGATACTGGCTTCTGAAGATAAACCGTAGAATGTATTATGCGCACAGGATAGTTTTCTTGTGGCATCATGGGTATATCCCAGAGCACGATACAGACCATATTGACAGGAACAAATGCAATAACAGAATCGAAAACCTACGGGAAGTATCCAAAGTGTGCAACAGTAGAAATCAAGCTCGGTCCGTCCGGAACAAGTCAGGAGTGAAGGGCGTTTGTTGGGCGAGCTTAGAAAGTAAGTGGAAAGCACATATTTTCACACATATAGGCAGAGTGCACCTTGGGTATTTCGAGGACTTCCTAGAAGCTGTATGCACGCGGCTAGCCGCCGAGCAAGCAGAGAACTGGAGTGACTGTGAGTCTAACTCCTCAGCATACGCATATGTACAGAATACCTGCACCGGGAGGAGTTCATCATGTCGCAGCCTGTAAATAAAAAAGGAAAGGGATTTTCTTGGTCTTTCACTGCTTTAGCGGATTTTGAAGGTTGCCCGCGAAGGTACTCTGCATCAAGATTTTACTGCACCCTGCCGTTCCAAGATTCCGAGGCGATAATCTGGGGCAACCGGGTCCACAAAGCCGCCGAGCTTTTCCTCAAAGGCATCCCGCACAAGGATGAGGAGGCCCTGCTGCCAGTCGAGCCGTACTGCACCGCCATATTAAGGACCGGTCACAAGGTCGAGGCGGAGGTCGAGGTGACGCTGACCCGGCAGATGAAGCCGGTATCCTGGTTCGCCAAAGACGCATGGTTCAGGGCCAAGCTGGACGTGGTGGTGACCAAGCGGAAAGAAAATGCCGTTTCCCTTCTGGACTGGAAGGGCCTTGATGTGCGCACCAAGATACCTACCCCAACAGGTTGGACCACCATGGCGGCATTGAAGGAAGGGGATATAATCTTTGGTGGGGATGGGTCCCCATGTAAAGTGGTTGGGAAGTCGCCAACGTTCAACAGAAAGTGCTTTGAACTGGTGTTTAAGGACGGAGCAAAGGTTATCTGCGACGACCAGCATCTATGGGTGAGCAAGAAGTGTGGTATGCCCCTTAGCCTCGCAGTAAGAAGCACTGCAGAGATTGCAGAAATAGTAGCGTCCGGTAAAGGGGTATCCATGCCTGTTGGGGGGGCAGTCAAATATGCTCCCAGCAAGAACCCTCTCAAGGTGCATCCATACGTACTGGGATGCTGGCTTGGAGATGGTTGCAGGTCTCGAGGAGAAATATGCAAACCTAACACAGATATGTTCGATGCAATAGCTCAGTGCGGATACATGGTTAGTCATAATATCGCATCCGAGAATAAGTGCGATACCAGAACCATATACGGGCTCACAAGGGATCTTAGAAACCTCGGTGTCCTGCAAAACAAACATATCCCGGCAGAGTACCTTACCGCTACTTATGCCGAGCGCCTGGCCTTACTGCGGGGGTTGCTGGATACTGATGGAACGTGGAATTTCATACGTAGTCAGGTCGTTTTCACTACGGTCGATAAGGCATTTGCCCTGCAGGTTGTCGAACTCTTAGCCTCCCTTGGGCAGAAACCATATCTTGTAGAGCTTAACAAATTTGGGTTTGGGAAAGCCCTAATTGGATACGACGTAATATTTACCCCCAACAATATTAAACCATTTCTGACATACCCAAGGGCAGCAGATGTCGCAGTGCGTGTAAGTGAATCCGCCATGTACACCAAGCGATATATCAAAACAATAACGGAAGTTGACAGTGTGCCTACGCAGTGCATCGCAGTGGATTCTCCGAGCAAGACTTACCTCTGCACTGAGAGGTTCATCGTTACTCACAACACTGGGGGTAAGATCAAGGACGCCCCGGACCAGCTCAAACTCTGCGCGGCAGCCCTGGCTGTGGTCCGGCCCTACCTGCAGGAGTTCACCGGCAAGTATATCTGGACCCAGCACAAGGCCGTCACCGGCATCGAGCCGATTGCGAAAGCGGATATCCCGAAGATCTGGCAGGAGTTCCTGCCGCGGGTGGCTCGGATGGAGGAGGCTTGGAGGACTGAGACGTTCCCTGCTCGCCCTTCAGGTCTGTGCCCATATTGTGGTGTAAATGATTGTGCTTCTAGGCGCGGAGAGAGGAGAGTATGAACTACTGGGAAGAATGTATTTCCATCGCTGCTGATGAATGTGACTTGCTGCTCACGAAGGAGCAGTTGGAGTATCTTGCAGACGCAGTTGCAGGAGGGCATGAAAACTACGGTATGGCCTTTGGGCACGACTGCATCCCCAATCCTCTGCAAACAGAAAACGACAGGCTCAGAAACGAGCTACGTACCGAGCAGGACAAAGTAATTTGTACCGTGTGCAGCGGGAGAGGCGAAATCGTTAGTAACGGCCCGGTCCATTCAGCAATATCAAGTTGCTGGAAGTGCAGAGGAGAAGGAAGGCACATTAGATAAGGAGCCCTGATATGATCCTCACCTACGACGAATATCTGGATCTGTGCGAATTAACCGACAACATCCCCCTCGACCCCGACGCCTGGCAGCAGGAGAAGGACGAGGCCCGGGCCGAGAGGCTCATTACCAACAAGGAGATGGATGATGGCGTGTATTGATGTGTCCCTCGACCTCGAGACCATGGGCAACGGCCCGGACGCGGCGATCATCGCCGTGGGGGCGGTAGAGTTCTCCCTCGACACCGGACTGCTCGGCCAGGAGTTCTATGAAGTCGTCGATCTCGAGTCCTCAGTCGCCGCTGGAGGCACGATCACCCCCTCGACCGTACTCTGGTGGATGCAGCAGAGCGACGAGGCCAGGAGCGCACTCTCACGCAAGGGCGAGCAGATCGCCACCACCCTGCACCACTTCACCGGCTGGGTGTATCAGCTGAACGGAGTGCGCAACGTCTGCATCTGGGGCAACGGCGCCGCGTTCGACAATGTGATCTTGAGAACAGCTTACGAGCGGCTGGGACTGAAGGCACCGTGGAACTTCTGGGACGACCGGTGTTTCCGGACAGTCAGGGCCCTGCACCCCGAGGTCGAGTATGTGAAAACCGGCACGGCGCATAATGCCCTCGACGACGCCAAGAACCAAGCTGCTTACTTGGTGGAGGTACTGAAGAGATGAACTTCGAGTGTAAGTGTACTACGTATCAGAAGATGATCGGAGATGGTTGCCAGATATGTGATACTGAGGCAGCCATTGATTATCTTCCACAACCTGTAGAGCTTGCAGAACAGCTTACATCCCAAGGATTCAGCGAAGATCAAGCATCAACCGTAGCAGAGCATATTTTCCAGCCGCTGGTCTCGTTGATAGCTACGTTGAATAATAAAATAGACCAGTTGGCAAAGAAACTATGATCTCCTATGACAAGAAAGATCTCTGGCCAATGGTCAAGGCGGAGGCGGTTGTCTTGGGAATTGTTCTTATTATTATGGTGGTGCTCGCATGGATATGAAAGAATATTACAAGTTGCACAAGGTCTGCCCTCTCTGCGGTAATCCTCCCAGTTGTAGCACGTATGTCGGATTCATGGTTCCTCCAGATACGAACCATGTCAAGTGTGAGTGTGGGTGGGAAGGGATCACTGACGAACTTGTTGCTGAGGATGAGGAATGAGCACCACGCCAGAGGGCAGGGTCAAAGCAGCCATAGATGCCCTGCTCACGAAGTACAAGATCTACTCAGCGGCGAAAGCCGGAGCATTTCCTACCGACGCTGAGGGGTGGTACTATAAACCAGTTCAAGGCTCGGCGTTTGGAGTCTCCGGTATTCCGGATTATATCTTTTTTTACCGAGGATTCGGCGGAGCTGTCGAGGCGAAAGCTCCAGGTATGAAACCAACCGGCTTCCAGGCCCTGCAGCTCGCCGCTATCAAGGCCTCTGGCGGCGCAGTTTTCGTTGTCGACGGCGAGGAGTCGTTGAAGGAGTTTGAAACTTGGGTAAGGAGTGTGAGATGTTAGAAGTGCGCCCAATCACATTGAAAGCATCATGCGAATTTATAAAGCAGCATCATCGCCACAACAAGCCTCCGGTGGGGCACAAGTTCTCCATTGCGGTCTATGCCGGCGATGCCCTTGTTGGAGTTGCCACAGCCAGCAGGCCGGTTGCACGGCACTTTGACGATGGTCGCACTCTGGAAGTGAGCCGTACCTGCACAGACGGTACGAAGAATGCAAACTCCATGCTCTACGGCTCAGTGTGGAGAGCGGCAAAGGCGATGGGATATCTACGGTGCATAACCTACACGCAGCACGATGAAACCGGAGCATCCCTGCGAGGAGCGGGGTGGGAGAAAGTGAAAGACATTGCTGCTCGTAAATCCTGGGCTGAGTCCAGTGTAACCTTGAAGCACAAAAAGGATCCGGTTGGAAACGGCGGAGTAGCAAGAAGTTTATGGGAGGTCAGGGTACGATGCCCCCAGCCCGCGTAATCAACGACCACTACGTCCTGCAGACCCCGGACGCCGGCCAGTACAAAGCCCTGTTCCCAGACCTGAAGGTTGCCACGGTGCAGGGGCAGCAGTTCGTCGCCGTGCCGCAGACCCTCGAGGCTGCTCGGGTGCTCAATAATCTTGGGGTCAAGGTGCAGAGTCCGATCAGGACGACCTACGACTGGCCAGGCAGGTTTACGCCGAGGTGGTATCAATTAGAGACTTCTGAGTTCCTTACCTTACATACTCGAGCGCATTGCCACAATGCCATGAGGACCGGCAAGACAAACTCCGCCCTCTGGGCTGCGGATTACCTACGAAGAGAGGGAAAGGTCCATCGCGTCTTGATCGTTGCTCCCTTGTCGACCTTGTGGTCGGTATGGGAGCAGGCCATATTTGAGTCCTTCCCACTGCGAACTTTCGCCGTCCTGCACGGCAGCCGGCAGAAACGCCATGACCTGTTGGCTCAGAAGCATGACTATTACATTGTGAACCATCACGGGGTGGCGATCATCGAGGAAGCCCTGGCCAGCCGGCCGGATATCGACCTGGTGATCGTCGACGAGTCGGCTGTTTTCCGCAACAGCAGGTCCAAGGCGTTATTCAAACCACTTAACCGAGTGCTCAACGGCCAGAAGATCGCTCGCGCAGCCTGGGGGCTGACCGGTACACCGACACCCAATGATCCAACCGACGCATATGGGCAGTGCAAACTGATCACCCCGGAGAACTACCGTGGGCACTTCACCAGTTTCAAGCAGGAGACCATGCTGCAGTTCGGACCATTCAAATGGGTGCCAAAACGTGGCTCTGAGCAGTCGGTGGCCAGGATACTCAAACCATCTATCCGGTTTGAACGATCGGTCTGCACCGACATGGAGCCGTGCTTCATCGAGCGTCGGGCTGAGTTGTCCGAGGACCAGCGGAAAGCCTACAAGCAGCTGATCGCCCAGGCCGCCACAGAGGTCAGAGGGCAGACGGTTACGGCCGTTAATGCCGCTGTCCTAATCTCCAAGCTTGTACAAACTGCTTGCGGATGTGTTATTGGCGCCGACGGCACCCTAGTCAAGTTCGACTTCGGCCCACGCATGAGTGTCCTTGAGGAAGTCATCGCTGAGAACGACGAGAAGGTTATCGTCCTGGTGCCGTTCACCGGCGCCCTTGACGCCGTGGCAACCGAGCTGAGGAAGAAATGGTCGGTAGCCGTTGTGGATGGTCGGGTATCCGCCGGGGCTCGGACGACGATCTTCCGGGAGTTCAGGACCCTTCCCAACCCGCATGTCCTGGTTGCCCACCCGCAGGTCCTGGCCCACGGTCTCGACCTCACCGCCGCGACGCTGACGATCTGGTACGCCCCGACCTACAAGGCTGAGGTCTACCAACAGGCCAACGCCCGGATGGACGGAAGTAAGCAGAAGATCAAGATCGACATCTGCCACCTGTACGCCACCGCGGAGGAGAAGAGGATCTACCAGGTGTTGAAGGAACGAGGGAAATTACAAGATATTGTTCTAAGTCTTTCGGGAGGGAGATGATGAGTAAAAATGTAAACCAAGCAACAAATAGTTATTGACAACCCGTTGACGAAGTTGTAGGGTGTAAGAAAAGGAGCGGAAGAGATGAACAAATACCGATCTCTGCACCAGTTTTGTCCGAAGTGCGGAGATGATCCATACAGATTGACCACGATCAGCTATCAGTCACCACCCGATCTCAACGTCGTCAAGTGCGACTGCGGGTGGATCGGCACCGTTAACGAACTCGTAAAGGAGAAACCGATGAGACAGCAGATAACCGCAGAGATGGTGGTGGCTAAATATGTCGAGACCCGCGACATAATAGCTGCCAAGAAGAAAGAGCTGGACGCCGAGCTGGCGATCCTGAAAGACCTCCAGACCAAGCGGGAGAACTGGTTGATGGCCGAGATGAACAGGATCGGCGCCACGTCGATCAAGACCCCGCACGGCACCAGCTACATCGACACCGTCGACAATGTCTCGGTAGCCGACTGGTCGACGTTTTTCGGCTGGGTGCAGGAGGGGCAGAAGTTCGATTTCCTGACCCATGCCGTGTCGAAATCGGCGGTCAAACAGGCGATCGAGGACGGCCAGCCGCCTCCTCCCGGGGTTAATTATTCTCAATTCAAGAGTATTAAGGTGAGGAGGTCATGAACAAATACTGCCCCTCCTGCGGAGCCAAGACCTTCATCGAGACCGATGAGGAAGACTTTGACAGAGGCACTGAGCATTCCTGCCTCTCCTGTGGGGCGCAGTATTATCTGACCTTGAACGACCCGATGAACTTCGATGTAGAGCCAGATCCGAAATACAAATACTTCCCGCTCTACGATACCTTCGAGATGTTTTTCTCAAGGACAGCAGACTTTCTTGCTAAGCAGTTTCTCGGGCACAGTGAGCCCTTGTCGGCGTTCAATCAAGAAGGACACAAAGGCGACACGATAAAATTCAGAAGATACGCACCACTTAACCCGCCCCCAGAGGGCACAGACCAATCTCAAGGAGATGAAAAATGAAGAAATTACAGGAAGTTGCTGAGTCATTGAATATGAAACACACCTTCACCACAGGCCAGATCGTGGAGTGGAAGCCGATGTTGATGAACAAAAAAGCGATTGGGCCATTTGTTGTTGTGGAGGTTATTGACCCTCCAATTCGTAATTCCTCTGAAAATGCTGGATCTTCATACTTCAGAGAGCCCCTCGACATAGTCCTCGGGCATATAGATGGCGATGGTGATTTCATGATTTACCACTACGATTCTCGCCGGATCCAGCCGGTAACCGAGTAGTATCCCAACTTACTTAATAACCTCCAAGGAGAAAACAAAAATGAACGACCTCATGATCCCCAGCATGGCAGAAGTCCCCAGCTACATTCTTGACGCAACCCTGGCCCGTCAGGCCAACGACGACGCGGCTGCCGGCATAAGCACCGGTATGCCTCCGCGACTGAAACTCAGCGGCAAGCAGTTCACCCTGGTCGATGCCAACGGCGACGAGGCTGCATTCCCGGCCGGCAAGATGGTCATCGGCCCCGACGACAACGCCTACCTACCAATGGTAATTTTAAGGGCCAAGAAGCCCCTGCAGAAGACCTGGTACGCCACCGCTTTCAATCCGGGCGAGGAGGGCAAGAGCCCCGACTGTTTCTCCACCGACAGCCTGCGCCCCGACCCGTCCTCTCCTTCACCGCAGAGCGAGCTGTGCGCCAACTGCCCGCATAACGCCTTCGGCTCCGGAACCGACCAGAACGGCAACGCCACCAAGGGCAAGGCCTGCTCGGACACTAAGACCCTGGCCGTCTTCATCCCTGGCTCCCGCAAGACCGAGACCGACCCGAAGGCCTATATGTTCAAGATCCCGCCGGCTTCGCTTAAGAACTTCGGCATGTATGTCAAGCAGCTCTCGGCCGCCGGCATCCCGCTCGGCACCGCCAAGACCCTGGTCGCCTTCGACCTGGCTCAGACCTTCCCGGTCGTGGTCTTCAAGTTCGGCGGTTTCCTGCCCCAGGACACCCTGCCCAAGCTGGCTGAGATCGCCGCCCTGCCGGAGGTTGAGGACATTATCGCCGGGATGTCATCGGCTCCTGCTCTGCCGGCACCTATTGCTCCCCAGGCATACCAGGGGCAGGTGAACACTGCCGCTGAGGCTGAACTGAAAGCCAAGGCAGAAGCAGAGGCTGAGAAAGAGGCGCAAATGGCCGCACAGAAGGCCGAAGCAGCCCGCAAGTCCGCCGCCACCAAGGCAGCCAAGAAAGCCGAGAAGGAAGCTGCCGAGGCTGCCGCTAAGGCCGCTGCCGCGCAGACTCCTGAGTTGCTGGACGATCTTGGAATTGACCTCGGGGCATCCGCTCCGCCGGTCAACAATACTCCGGTTCACGCCGGATCACTGGAACCGAGCGATGATCAGCTGATCAAGGATCTCGGTCTGTAAACCACTACCCACAAGGGGGAGAACATGGCAATTGATTTTGAAGACCTCGTAATTGAAGCAGGGCTTGAGATTCCCAAGAAGGCAAACTCGCAGCGCAGCGGCGGGAGCAAGGAGAAGCTGCAGGCCATGGGCATCGGCGACAGTTTCTTCGTCCCGGCCGACGCCGTCAAGATGGTCCGGGAGACGGTGATGCGCCAGGCGAAGGGCGCCGGTGTTAAGCTGACATCGCGCAAGGTGGACGGCGGCTTCAGGTTCTGGCGCGTGGCCTGAGATTATACCTGCTAGGGTGGTCAGAGCACCCTGGCATCAACATAGAGAAGAGAGAGAACATCATGGCAGAAATCAAGATCGATCCGAAAGTAGCGTATATGTACGAGGTCCTGGAGAAGGCCATGATCGGTCCCACCGATTTCGCCAGCCTGACCAACATCTCAAGAGAGACCCTCTACCGCTGGAAGAAAGGCGCACCGATCGCCGACAAGCTCAGGCTTGACATCGCCTACAACACCGCCCTCCGATTGGAGAAGGGCTGCAGACACGGCCGGTTGCCGCTCAAGGAAAAACTCAAGGCGCCGCAGCGCGTCAAATTGTTACGAAAAATCGTTGCAGAAATGCGCTCCGCCAAGTAGGTATTCAACTCTATAACCTACAGGTGGAGGTAACCTATGTTCTTGCACCGGCTCCTACCGGAAGAAGGGATGTATTGCGTCGCGCAGCTGCTCCCCAGCGGAGGCTTCCGGCATTTCTTTTTTGACGACCTCGACTCCGCTGTTCTCCAGATCAAGATGCTGGATAAGAACGGCAATACCACCTACATAACCCAAGCCACCTACGACCCGGGGAAGATCCGGGAGGCTCAGGCCCATAACAAACAGATACCCTACGGCCTGCCGAAACCGGAGTACAAAGCTCTTGCCAAAAAGACCCGCAGCCAGGACAACGCCAGGTACCTGAAGAACTTCTTCCTGGATATCGACTGCGGCGAGAAGTGGCCGCTGAAGAACCAGAGCGAAGCCTGCAAAGCTCTGCAACAGTTTGTCTCTGAAACCGGACTGCCGATGCCGGCCGTTGTCAATTCCGGCAACGGGCTCTACGCCCACTGGATACTTGACCAGGCCATCCCCGCCCCACAGTGGCAGACCGTGGCCTACCTGCTGAAAAAAGTCGTGGCTGCGTATTCTCCTGCCATCGGCGGCGACTCGACCAGGACCTCGGACACCGCCTCGGTTCTCCGGATCCCCGGCACCACCAATAGGAAGCCAGGACGGGAACCGAAACCGGTCACCATCCT